GACTGGGACAGGAAGCGCTCCACGTCGGCTTCGCTCATCGGAGCGGCGGAACGGGAGAGCTGGGGGAGCAGGCGCCCCACGGCCGCGTGGTGGTCGGGCGGGGGCGCCGTGTCGTGTATGTCGGGGCGGTGGGGTATGGCGGCGGCCGTAGGTGGCAGGCTCTCGAAGCCGTGGGTCTTGGTGTTCTCGTTGTGCTGTAGCACTGGAGCCGCCTTGAGCTGAGCCTCTGATGCATCTGCGGGTAGGAAGGAGAAGCCGTACGTAGAATTCGACGGGATCGAGAATACAAGCATACGTCTGCCGACAGCCTTCTCCCCTCCCATTTCTCGCAGTAGCCGAGGTGATAGTGTTATTGAGGAGTCGCGCGAGTCGATGGTGACAAGGCGTTTGCGCTGGTCGAGGAGCTTCTTAAACATAGGGTTGGATGTTGGTTATCTTGGTACGGCTTCGAAATGAGATCGTCTTGATGAAGTTAAACGACCTGTTCGACGCAAGGGTCTCTCGGTGAGCCCTCGCATCCTCCTTTGTCTCGAAGATGCGTGAGGCTATCTCGCAGTTGCTCGTGCCTATGTGGTAGACGATGTTCGCGTAGTAGCGACGACCGAGGATATGGTCAATGATTAGTGATAGTAGGTTCATAGCTCTGCTTTTGTAATAGCCCCCTCTCCGCTTGTCGTATGCAGAGAGGGGGCTGGGTTAGTTACTCTTTGGGGGTGGCGTGCAGTGCGTCGAGGAAGCTCTCGGCTACCGCCTTGCCGTAGCTGTCGGAGAAGCACCCATTAAACTCTATGCTTAGCCCTGGGCCGTGAAGCGTAAACCGAGTGTGCGTAGCTTCGTCGAAGCCGAATTGAGATCCTCCAGGGAGCGTCGTCCATTTTACGCGAGGGTGTGAGATCTTCATGACTATGCAGCTTTGATGATGTCTACAATGTCGAGGACTCGAGCGTCGGTGACGTCTTGAATACGTCCGTCGCTTGCCATTTCGCTGGCTTCCATGATTGACAACTCCTTGACAAGCGTCTTGCGAGTGACCTTCTTGCCGTCCACCTCATCGACGACACTCACGATATAGTAGCCTGCAGACGTGCTGTCCACGTCCAGCCCCATGGTGTCGTTTACCCCTAACGGCTTTAGGCTCTTGATTGTCACTGGTGATGGTGTGAGCTCATCGAGGTACTCCAGCGTGCGGGCCTCGGCCTCCGTGTAGGAGGCTGCATTGACGAGGTAGGTCTCGGTGATTTTCTTGTCCTCCAGGTTATGGTAGGATACTCGTGCGATAAATAGGTCCATGTTATTCGTATTTGAGATGTTTTGTATTAAGGTGTCGAAGGATATGGTCAATGCGATGTACATTGGCCTCCTGCTTCATGCGAATAATACCGAGTTCGGGGAGTCCACTGATATACGATAGTCCTATGACAACGTCAATATCTCCAGTGTCTTCATGCTCGAACTGGAGTTCGAAATCCCATCTATAGGAGGGGGGTATTCTCGAGAGTGAAGCATATATATGGTAAGTCCCAATAAGACGGCCGCCGTGTATTAGTCGTGCCCTAAGACGCTCACGGCTATCGTCCCACTCACAAAGCTCCTCCCATTTGAGCGGGAGAAGCTCACGTTCTAATTGCTCTTGCGTCATAATCGTTAGTCGTTAATGCCGAGCAGTCGGCAGATGAGGTCGAGGCGGTGGGCTTCTGCCGTGGCCTTTACCTCCTCCAGTGTCGGGAAGTTGTCGTATTTGCGCAGAACGCACTCGCCACCATCCCATCGATCAGCCATCGCCATAAGGTAGAGACTCACCCGCTCAAGTTGGTATCTTCCATACTCGTAAAAGATGCGGTACTCGGCGTACAGTTCGCCTCCATTTACTTCGGCCTTGAGGTACTCGCACCCGAAGCGCAAGGCCGACTCGTGCGTCCACTCCAGCGGGCATTTCGCAAGCTGTTGCCTTACTTCTTCGCGTGTCATAGGTGCTGTTGCTTTATTTGCAAGATTTCACACAGCTTGTTTATCTGCAAGTCCCTTGCTAGTCTGTAGGCTTTCCATTTGATGTCTAGCTCAAATCGTTCTATGCATCGCCCATTTAGGTCTTCTTTAAATAGGGATGCGTAGCCATTGTTGCCTTCTATTATTCTCAGGTTGAAGTCAAGCCCCGTTTTGGCTATATAGCTGGGATATACCTCACCATAATGTTGGTACTCCCATCCTAGTGGTAGCGTCCTATTCTCGATTTCTTCTCGTGTCATAGTTCGTTGTGTTGTTAGTTAGTCTTGATTATCTCGGTTGAACATTGAGTATATCTGCTCGACTATCCACGCTCTACCCTCCGCCTTAGCTTCTTTGAGGGTGGGGAGGACCATATCGAGATTACTTTTCAAGCGCTCCGATACAGAGTAGACGCACCAGCCACCTCCAGCTGAGTACTTGCAGATGTGTATCCGCCAAGCATTCACCATTGTCCACCATTCGTCGTCGCCAGCCTTGCACCATACAAGCGGTCGCAGGCTTCCATTGATGAGCTTGCGGGTGATAGCCTCGGGAGGATATGGGGCTTTTGCCCTCAGCTCCGCTCGCATTTCTTTGAACCTATTGATGCACAACTGATTGGTCTTGGCGAGCTTCCTTGTGCAGCGTTTAAGCTCGTCTATCTCCTCGGTCTTGTCGGCCAACTCCTTTTCGAGCTCATCCTTTTCTTGGAACAGCGAGTAGTTATGCTTCGTGAGGCTCTCCTGTAGGGCGTCCTTGGACTTGCGGAGCGTCGTCAGCTCCCTGCGTTCGTCCCACAGAGCGAGCGTCACTGCTATTGACCACACGAGTAGCCCACTGCAAGCGATGATGAGCAGGTCGATGATGTTGTCTGTTGTCATTGTTAGTCGAGATCAAAGAGGCTACACACCTCGGTTATGAGAAACTTGCGAGCCTCCTGCATTGCGCTGTCGAGGGTTGGATGTAGTCGGATGCATTCGGGGATGTACACATTGTTACGATACCCTGTTAATCTCGCTACGGACGGCGAGTTATATAGGAGTTCGATTACAAGCTCTATGCCTCTACCTCCAACTCCAAGTATAGCCGTGTATATGCCTTTGTCATGGTTGTACGCCCACTCTATGGGCTTGAGGCTTTTTGCTATGTCGTTTCGTGTCATATCTTCTTAGTATTTCTTCCCGTGCAGTGCAGGGCGTGTGGCGTTGTACTTTAGTTTCAGCTCTATGTGCGTCATTAGGTCGATGCCGAGGGAGCTGGCGTAGGTCTCTATCAGCAAGACCGCCCGACGGATGATAGAGTTGTCAGCCCAAGCGTTGTCGAATAGTATGCACTTTGCATGGTAGACAGCCTTAGTAAGAGGCCACTCGGCGAGGGCTTCCGCTCTTGGTACATACTCGTCCTCCAGTCGTTTTCTTTGTAATCTTGGCTTCTCCTCGAGTATTCGCCCATAGAGGTCTGCGAGGCGTATCACTGCGTCCGCCAGCTCGTCCTCCACAGCGTCCTTGACAAGGCGCAGGAATGCTTGTGCGTACGCTGCGCCCTCAAGCCCCCGAAGCTCCTCTATCTGTTCGGGCGTGAGCTTCGCCCACCTTCCGATGCGGTCGGCTTCCACTGCCTCGGACAGCTCGCCATCGGCGAGGACGAAGTAATGCGATCTCAGGTGTGGCTCATCCCAAAATCCTTTAGCCACTGCCCGCTCGTGGCAGAAGCGTGAGAAGTCAGCGAAGTTTCTAAGGCGTGGTACGTTGGTAGTTGCGTTCATAGTCGTTGCTATTTGATGATGTATGATAAGATGTGTTTGATGACTTCTACCGTCCACCCGTTGCCGAGCATCTTGTAGGCTTGCGTGTCTGAGCATCCCCACTTGTACCAGTCGGGGATGGTTTGCAGGCGTGCGCATTCGGAGGGAGTTAGTCTACGGAGCATACAGCCTATTTTAGCAACGGGCTGTCCGCTGCCGTCGTTCCTCGCTCTTGCGGGGATGCACGGGGCTTTGCCTCCTGCTGTAGCGCGGAAGCCCTGCCCATCCTTGTGCGTGCGCCAAGTACCAGGAGTAATTAGCAGATTGTCCTTCGTGACGCTCGTCAGGCTGTTGCTCTTGTTATCCTTCCGAAGTTCGATCTGTTGCTCGTTATTGTCCCCTCGCCCACGCATGGCACATGCCATATTATTAAAGCTCCAACTATTGGAGGTCAATGTTGGCGATTTGTCGGGGATAACTCTCGACTTCAAATAGCCACGCCCTCGTTGAAAGATGCCTATATACAAGATGTCCATATCGGAGTGGTTGCCACCGCTATGCCCTCCAGCCGTTAGGCAGGAAGCCTTGTCTTGCTGAGCCTTTGGCTTTAGCTTCTTGTCGAGCTTGACTACGTCTGATGCCCACTCCTGCGTAGTGGCTATGCTTTCAATAGCCTCCTCGTTGAGAGAGAGATTGCGCATATAGTATTTCTCGTCCACTTCATCGTCGAGGATGTCTCCGATGTAGATGCCTCGGTCGGCAGGCTGGGGAATGTCCGTGAGCAACTCGCCCCATATCCCCTCGCTCTTCGTCTGTATGTTGCTCCAATATAAGCGCACTCTATTCTGAGCGGAGACAAGGGCGGAGTTAATCACAACGGGTCTAATGCCGAGGCTTTCGTTTATCCTCACCTCGTCTGCTGGGCGCATTCGCACATTCTCAAGGAGGTACTTTACGTTGGGGTTGATCTTTTGCACGTGGTGCAGGATGTCGAGGAACACCCAATACAGCCTGCTTCGTGGGTCATCGTGTCCAAGCATTTTACCAGCGAGTGAGAAGCCTTGGCAGGGCGAGCCAGCGAGAAGGAGGTCTATCTCCTCCCACTCAATGTCCCACTCTCGCCACTTCTCCACGTCTCCGAGATGGATAGTGTCGGGGAAGTTGAGCTGCGTCTGTGCGATAGCGTGCTTGTCTATCTCGCTGGCATAGTACCTCTCGATAGGCACGCCCAGATCCCTCAAGGCTATCTGCCCGCAGCTCATTCCGTCAAAGAGTGATAGTACTTTCATTCGGTTGTATTTTGTGATGTGTCTATTAGCTCTCAAGTTGAATGAGCGTGATGAAGGCCCACACAAGGCAGGCTGTCCCGAAGATGTTTATCGGGATAAGCCACCAACGGAGCTCCCTCCCCTCTTGCTCGTCCTCCTCCAGCAGTGCGTATGACGTCGGAGACGTAAGCAAGCCCAGGAAAAACAGGATGAGAAATTGAGTATCCATGGTTAGTTATCTGTACTTGAGTCACCCTCCTTCTCCATGAGGGGTCGGGGAGTGCGTTGTGGTAGTGATACCCGAGTGCGTGCTTCGACGCGTCCCATTCGGGAGTTGAACTCGGTGAGGCAGTCCACCATGGATTGGTAGACCTCGTTCTGCCCCTTGCAGCAGTCCCGCAGTGTCGTGTAGTCCTCGGTCAGCTTAGCGATGTCGGACTTTAGACTGGCGTGCATGCTGTCGGAAAGGCGGATGCGGGAGTGGATAGCCCAAATGAAGTAGGCTGCGGTCAGGGCGCATACGATGAGTAGGCCCAGTGTTACGTATGTCATCCGTTAAATCCTTTTATAGGTGTTGCGAGGTGGTGGATAGCGAGGAGCAGCGCGTCGCGGTCCTCCTGATTGGTGGCCCTTTGCTTGTGCTTAGGCAGTGTGAGTCGGTGACGCTTGCATACCATCAGAAGCTCCTCGTGTGTGATCTTCCCGTTCTTGCCCTTCCACACCTTGCGGAGTGGTGGCTGGCAGATGAGTGGGAACTCGTAGTCGTTGATGAGGTCGCGCAGGATCTCTCCAACCATGGCGCAGCGTCCGACGTTGTAGCCAGTCTTGGCTATTGCCCTGGCTTCCACCTGTCCCGCGATGTGTCGGTTGTGTGATGTCCCCCACACATTCTCGAGGACGAAGCGGTAAGAGTAGTCGGTATCGAGATACTGCTCGTCCGCCTCGTTGCGCCATTCCTGGAGCAAGCGTACGATCTTGGGTATTGTCAGCTGCTCCAGGTGAATAGTGCGGTCGGTGATGTTGATGCAAGCCCAGCCCGAGCCCTGAGTGTCAGGGTCGATGCCGATGATCAGCTGCTTCTTTGGGCGGGTGGTTAGGTCGTTGCTCATGACTTAGAAGGGTAGATCATCAGCGACTCCTGCTTGTGGTGCGGGTGCTGGTTGTGGTTGCGCAGGGGCGGCAGCTGGAGCGGTGGCTACCTGCTGTGGTGCTGGTGCTGCTGATTGTGCTCCTGTCTGTACGATGTTCCACGCCTTGATCTCGGTGTACCATCGTCCGTTGAACTCTCGGCTATCGATGTCGACGGAGACCATCACGTCCTGCCCAACCTGCGGGATCTTGGCTACGTTGTCCCCGAAGAGTGAGATACATACCTTGCGTGGATATTGCCCGCCCTGCTCGAGGATGAACTCCTGCTTCTGCCATGGGTTGCCCGCCTTGGATGTTCCTGTTTGGATTGGGAGGACCTGCACGACCTTCCCACTGATATTCATTTCGCTCATATCGCTGTGTGATTAAAGTGTTGTCTGTTCTGTTACTCTGATGAGGTAGCCTCTACGGACAAGCTCGTCAGGGGATAGATCGAGGAGGCAGTCGGAGGTGTCTGTGCTCGACACGTTGCGCCTTTCCTCTTTCAGGGCATTTGCCTTAGTGAGTCGTCGGTACTTGCCTGCGATAGCTTGCTCGTGGAAAGTGCACCCCGACTCTTCCTTGTACTTTCGGATGCACCCCATAAGTCCAAGGTCGGGTGTTCGCTCGAGCATCACGATGATCTCGTCGATGATTGACGCTGGTATCACTCCATACCCTGCTGGCTTACCCCCTTGGTGCTCGATGTACCTCGGGTGATGCGTCAGCTTGTGGCAGATGTGATGTCGCGAATAGCCGTATCTCTTTGCGGCCATCCTCGATGCTGGCGTGGGTCTCATGCCTCCCTCGATCACCAGCTGTAAGGCGTAGTCTACGATCACCTCGAGAGGTGTGTTTCGCTCGATCATGGTTAAGACTGGCTGATAGGTCGTAGCTTCTTGCTTCGTTGCCATCGTTCTTGGATCTCCTTCTCTGCAGCGGAGACGTCGGCCTTGCACTGCTTGAGCTTCTCCGAGAAGTAGGCGTGTACCTTTGGTGTCGTGGATCTACCGATGATTGCAGGGAGTGCTTCGATGTGCACATTGAGGTTGCGGATGCGATCCCGCAGATCCCTGTCTGTGAGTTCGTCGAAGTTGTTGAAGTTGTAGCAGATGTCTTGCATAAGCGTTTGAGGTTATGACCTCGGCTGTGCTGACGCCAGTCGGTGGTCTGTTGATGATAAGTGGACTATGACGCAGTCGCCCTGGATGCGAGAAGCGGTGCGGTCGTCGTAGAGGTTAGGACCGCTTAGTGCGTCGGGTGGATAGTTGCTTGTGATGATTGTTGGTCGGCTAAGTCGCTCTCCGTGCTGGTCGCTACGTCGGCAGATGATTGACGCTATGACGCTGGATCGTGATCCGTAGTACTGCGCCTCCTTGGGCTCTGCCCCGAGGTCTCCGATGTGCAGGACAAAGCGTCCTTCATCGAGGTACTTCCCCGTCTCCTGGTAGTGGGCGGTGTAGTCCCTGGCGTGGGTCTCGCCATGGGTGGCACTGCTCCACAGCAGGGGGAGGTATGCCACGCTCCACTTGTCTCGGTCCCTGTCGTACTTCCAAAAGGGGCGGTGCACCCCGACGATCTCGGAGAGGCGTTGAAGTAGTCGCACCAGCATGGTCTTGCCCGATCCAGTCGGACCCCACACGTACAAACCTCCGAAGGGGTTAGTGCAGGACGGGGAAGCGAGTAGCCAGGCGAGTGCTTTGCGGTATGCCTGGATCTCGTCGGGCGATAGGTCGAAGGCTGGAGTCTCACGTCGTCCCAACTCGAGGAGGACGTCGAACGCGTCGTCGAAGGTGACGGGGTTTCTCATCAGGCGTGGCTCATACCCCTCGAAGGTGACAGGGTCGAGCGTTGCAAGCAGTTCTTCTTTCGTGAATGGCATTGTGTCGTTGTGTTAGTCGGGATAGTCAGCGTACTTCTCGGGGAAGTTGCGTTTGAGTACCGCTCGGTTGTCGTGGTCAAGAGCCAGCCACTTAGCCATTTCATCCTGTGGCGTAGGTGGCGCGCTTCGCTCAGGGTGGTATTCGGCATTGGTGTAGGTTGGCCGAGATTGCGAAGCTCGGGGGAATAGGGACTGACGTTTGGCGTCCTCTTCCTTCTGCCGTTTGTGCCAGGTGACCAGCGCACTCTTCCAGCTCTTCATCTTGTTAGGGCCAACGCGCCAGCCGTTGCTCTCGTAGTGGGCTATGAACCTCTCGGGGTCTACTGCATAGCCTAACCTCTCTACCTCGTCTCTGACTTCATCCAGGGAGGGAGGGGAAAAGCGCGTCGCTTTTCCCCCCCCTCTCTTTATGTCTTCTTGTCTTATAGTCTTGGGGGCTTTGCCCCCCCTATTATCCCCCCCATTGACCTTACTTTTTTGGGGGTCTACCTTACTTGTACCTTCCTCTGTACCTTCCTCTACCTTGGTGTCTACCTTACTTTCTACCTTACTTTTACCTTGGTCTACCTTACTTGTACCTTCCTCTGTACCTTCCTTTACCTTGGTGCTACCTTCCTCGCCACCTTCCTCTACCTTACTTTCCACCTTGGTAGGTCTGTACTTCCTACCACCCTTCGCCATACGTTCACGGGCCTCGGGAGATAGCTGTCGCTTAGCTCGGTAGGTGGCTGGCTCGTCGCTTGGATCTTCCTCGGTGTGACTCTTCTTGATCACCCCCTCGTGGAAGTCTCGGAAGAGTCGTCGTGAGTAGAAGTATTCGCGGTCATCATCACCCATCTCGATGACGAAGAGATCGAAGTCATGTATGATCGACCATATCATGGAGTACTTCTTCGTGTGGATGAGTGCGGCTACGTAGTACTCGTCGAATTGCATTCGAGGCTCTTTGCCTTCGTCTGCTGATAGCTGGCTGAGGAGCTCAATGATGAGCCAGTAGTTGCCATAGCCCTCCGCGCCATGTACCGCCATGAGTCGTCGGAGCTTTAGGTCTAAGCTGGCATGAATATCGTGGCGAAAATATCTGTCGGAGCACATACACATTGTATATATGAGGTGTTACTATTTACGTCTCATCTTCTCGGCTCTCTTTTTGAGGTCGTTGAAGATCGTCGTGTCGAGGATTATTGTCGAGCGTCCTTCCTGGGTGAAGGCTTCGGGATAGTCTTTGATGCGTTGTCTGAGTGTTGCTGAGTTTCGTATTCCGAGATACGCCATCACTTCCTTGCGTCCGCTGATGGTGCGATGCTGTGGCTCTTGTCGATGCCTCAGCTCTTCTCTGAGTGTCTCAGCCCCCTCTCGCATTGCATTCATGATGAGCTGCCGTAGATCTTCGGGCGTCATCTGAATGGTTACGGGGGCGTAGGTCTGTGTGGTTGGCATATCAGAATGGTGTCTTATTGATCTCTATTGTCATGTCGGGTGCTGCTATCATCGTGGGCAGCCCCGTCGCCTCTTCGATTGATTGTCGGCAACGCTCTGCGTTGGTGTTGCCTGCGGAGAGGTGTATGAGAAGTATCTGTCGTGAGGTGGTCAGGTCATTTGCCCGGAGCGTCCGTAAGCAAGTGCCGTAACTCATGTGTGATCTTGTCGTGCGGTGGTACTGCGCTGGGTGGATAGCCCCTGATGCGAGTCGCTCCTTGATGAGGTCCTCGCTGTAGTTGCATTCGATGAGCCAGTGCGTCACCTTGGGGAAGCGGTATTTAAGTAGGTATGAGTCGGTGAGGAATAGCAGCCTACCCATTTCTTCGTGCTCGATGAGGAAGCCCAGGGGCTCCTCTGCGTCGTGCTCTACGTCGAAGGGAAGGACCGAGAAGCTACCGATCTTCACTGCTCGCTTGCTCGTCAGTATTCGGAGCATGGGGTCGTCACCGAGCTGTAAAGCGTCGGCCGTCCCCCTGGAGCAGTAAAGCGGTACTCTTCGGCTGGTGACCCAGCGGGCCTCGCGGGCATGGTCTCCGTGCTCGTGCGAGAGGAGGCAACCCGCGCGGGGCTGCAGGTCGCAGTCCCGGGACTGGGGCAGCTGCCGG